CCCGACTTTGTAGAGGGGTCCCACCACAGACACATCGCAGATAAATTTAATAAATTGGCGTCGGGTGAAATAAACCGATTGATTATTAATATGCCGCCTAGGCATACAAAATCTGAATTTGCATCATACTTGCTACCAGCATGGATGGTGGGCCGTGATCCTAAGCTCAAGATTATTCAAGCAACACACACGGCAGAGTTAGCTATAAGATTCGGTCGTAAAGCAAAGAATCTTATCGACTCAGATAATTATCACAAAATTTTTAAAACAAGATTACAGGAAGATTCTAAAGCAGCTGGACGTTGGGAGACATCCGATGGCGGTGAATATTTTGCAGCTGGTGTTGGTGGTGCAATCACTGGACGTGGTGCAGATTTATTAATCATTGACGATCCACATTCAGAACAAGATGCATTATCTCCTACAGCGATGGAGTCTGCTTATGAGTGGTATACATCAGGACCACGACAACGTTTACAACCAGGAGGTAAGATAGTTTTGGTTATGACTCGTTGGACTACAAAAGATCTAACAGGTATGTTGGTCAAGAACCAGAGTGAACCTAAAGCAGATCAATGGCACGTGGTCGAATTTCCAGCGATCATGGACCACGGATCAAAAGATGCTAAACCTGTATGGCCTGAGTATTGGAAGTTAGACGAACTAGAAAAGGTACAAGCAACACTGCCCACGGGTAAATGGAATGCACAATGGATGCAGAATCCGACAGCAGAAGAAGGTGCAATATTAAAACGTGAGTGGTGGATGAAATATAATGATGAAGAAATACCACAGCTACAACACGTTATACAATCTTACGATACAGCTTTCTTAAAAAAAGAAACAGCAGATTACAGTGCGATAACGACATGGGGAATATTCTACCCAAACGAGGATAGTGGAGCCTGTCTCATATTACTTGATGCTATCAAAGGTAGATATGAGTTTCCGGAGCTAAGACGTCTGGCTCTGGAGCAATACGAGTATTGGAAACCTGAGACAGTTATTGTGGAGGCAAAAGCATCAGGATTGCCATTAACATACGAGTTAAGAAAGATGGATATACCGGTAGTAAACTTTAGTCCAAGCAAAGGAAATGATAAGCATGCACGTGTAAATGCTGTTGCACCTCTGTTTGAATCTGGTATGATATATGCGCCTGAGCAGAAATTCGCAGACGACGTTATCGAAGAGTGTGCGGCCTTTCCTTATGGTGATCATGACGATCTTGTGGACTCAACCACACAAGCGATCATGCGATTCAGACAGGGCGGTTTGATCGGACACCCTGAAGATTATATCGACGAAAAAGTCGAACAACGTAAAAGGAATTATTATTAATGGCTTTATTTACATTACCACAAATGATCCAAAGACTGACAAGAGGTTTTGTCAAAGTGACTGGTAGAAAACCAGATGGCCTAGAGAAAATTAAAATCAAACAAGAAGCACTAGAGAGAATCAAACAACAAGATAAAGTTGTCGACATGGAAGGCAACGTGATTGATACATCTAAAGGTATTATGGGTGGTAGAGAAATTAAAGCTATGGGTGGACGTATTGGTTTAAGAGCTGGTATGAGCAGACGAGCGTTTTTAAAATTAATGGGCGGTGTTGGTGCAGGTATTGGTGCGCTTAAAACAGGAATATTAAAACTTGCAGGTAAAGGAACTGCAAGTCAAGTTGCAAAAGAAATTATTAAAACAGATCCTGTGCCAGGTAAACCAGAATGGTTCGATGCCCTTGTTACAAAAGTTATTAACGAAGGTGATGATGTAACTAAAAGATTTGCAACTGGAGAGAGACAAACAGTACACATGAAAAAATTAGATGATGATACTACAGTAATGGTAACACAAGATTTAGATGATGGTGCTATTAGAGTTGAGTATGAGAGTCCAGATAATGTTTTTGGAGATCCAGTTCAATTACAATATAAAAAATCTTTACCTGATGAAGGAGACCCAAGACCCACAGCAGAGTTTACGACAGCAGAATCAGGTCCAGTTGGTAGACAACAAAGTCCCGACGATTATGAAATAGAAATAGATGAAGTAGGTGGTAATAGCATAGAGGATTTAACATCTGATCTTTCTAAATTAAAACAATATGCAACAGGTAAAAAACCTACGTTAAAAGAATTTGTACAAAATAAAAAAAGAAAAGACAAAGCGCAAAGAATATCAGAAGATCCTGAAGCTAGAATGGATGATGTTATTAGAAGACAAGGCGAAATGCTTGATGATCAAGATTTTGCATCAGGCGGACTTGCTGGCATGCTAGGAGAATAATGAAAAATTTATTAGCTACTATCGATCTGTATGATGACGATACATCAGGCATGGCTGATGGTGGACGACTTGGTTTTAAAAAAGGCGAGAGAGCTGACCTAGAATTAGAAAACCTAACTCGTTTAGAAAATGCAAAAGAAAAAGGTGTTAAAAGTAGAAATGCCTCTGGATTTAAAGCTTTACCAGGTTACGATAACATAACTTACACAGATTTTAGAAACAAAGAAACTGGTGAGGTTTTTAGAAAGTATGGTGTTCGTGTAAGAGTTCAAGATAAGAATGTGCAAAAAATAGGCACAACAGCTGACAAATATAAAAACATAGATAGTTTAGACGAAGCTCTAAAATTAAGAGATGATTTTAGAAAAGCAAATCCTAAAAATATTAAACCACTAGATCCAGAAAAAACAAAAATAACTAAAGGTGCTAGAAGAGATTTTATTAAAACTCAAGAAGGAGTCGAGGATTTTTTAGTTGCGGAAAAAGGATCAGGTGTTCAAAAAGGACATGCTGGGGATATTAAAACAAAAAAAATTACACCTAAAAGTATAATCTACACGCCTGAAGAAATAAACGTTGGTATGGCGGGTAGAGGAGATGCTAAAATATTTACAGATTTAGATTATAAAATATCTAAAGCAGAAGCTGAAATTGAAAGAATTAAAAAATCTAATCTTGCTCCTAAAGTAAAAAGAAAATTATTAGACGCACAAGATAAATTATTAACAGATTATGCATTTCAATCAGGTGGTTTTAAAACACCTACGTTAAGCACCGGAGAAGTCTTTGGAGAGTTTTTACAAAAAGGAAAATCAATGGACATGTTTGATCTTTTTCCTAACATGACAGAAAAAGAAACTAGAAATTTTGTTAGAAAATACATAACAGAAAAAGGTGAGCTAAAACCTTTTTATAAAAGACAAGTAAAAGCTGGTACTCTTAGTGATGCAGATAAAGTAAATATTCAAAAATCTAAATTGTTTTTAGATAACGTAGAGTTAGCAAAACAAAACGCAAAAAAATTTAATGTTGGAAAATTAGAAAAGAGTATTTTTTCAAAGTATGCAGCCATTGGTTGTCCAGGTAAAGCAAAAGGTGGCAGAGTCGAATTTAATTTAGGTGGAAGCACACAATGTATTGCTAGAGGTTTAGAAAAAGTTAGAAGTGGAACTAACTTATCACCAGGAGATCAAGCAAATATAAAAGCAATAAACAATATTACTAAAACTGCTAAAGGTGCAAAAGCTGCAGCCACTGCAGCAAGAGTTCTTGGTGCAGGAGTAGTTGCTCCTGAGATAGTCTTTGGTGGTTTTTTTGCAGCAACAGATTATGCAACCGGTGCAGACAAAGATGAGATAATTTCTAATTTAACTTTTGGTCTAGGTGGTCAAAGTATGAAAGAACAATTAAAAGCATCTGACCCAAGATATGGACAAGCAGATAAACTAACAGATGTCTACCAAGGTTATTTAAGTAGTTTAGATAAGATGGGTCAACCAAAAAAATATGTAGGTAGACCAGGTAAAAGAACAAGCGAGCAAGATGTATTAAAAGCTATGCAACCATTTACAAGAGTAAATCCACAAATGGAGACTGGAGATTTTTTTGATCTCGGTATGTATGAATCACAACTACAAAAAGATCGAGCAGCGGAAGCAAAGTTTGCAGAAGATAAAATGCAAAGAGCCTTAGAACGAGGATTCTATGATCCAGGTGTAGGTGGATCAAGAAGAATAAGTGAGTTTCAAGCTGCAGGTGGTGGCATTGCAAAAGAAGCAGGCGATCCATCAGGTGCTATGCTAGAGTCTATGAACCCTGATTCACAGGGCTTGTCAGGCTTATTAAAACGTGTTAAGAAAGGATAGGAGTATTAAATGGCAGAAATAGAAAAAGGACTCCCGAACACTAGAACTAAAATCGATATCCCTTCAGAAGAAGAGATAGCAGAACAAGTAGATGTTCAGGAACAAGAACCCGAAAAAGGACCGATAGAAGTTATACCAGAAGAAGATGGTGGTGTAACATTAGACTTTGAACCAGGATCAATCAATGTACCTGGAACTGAATCACACTTTGACAACTTAGCAGATCTTTTACCAGACGATGTGTTAGAGCCAATCGGAAACGAGATGACTCAAAACTACATGGACTACAAAGCATCAAGAAAAGAATGGGAACAATCTTACATACAAGGTTTAGATCTTTTAGGATTTAAATACGAAAATAGAACAGAACCATTTCAAGGAGCATCAGGTGCAACACACCCTGTTATGGCAGAAGCGGTTACACAGTTTCAAGCACAAGCTTACAAAGAATTATTACCAAGTGACGGACCAGTAAGAACACAAATCATTGGTACAAAAAACGCTGCAACAGAACAACAAGCAACACGTGTTAAAGATTTTATGAATTATTTAATTATGGATCAAATGAAAGAATATGAAGCAGAGTTTGACTCTATGTTATTTCATTTACCATTAGCTGGTTCTACATTTAAAAAAGTTTATTATGATGTACCACTTGGCAGAGCAGTCTCTAAGTTTGTACCAGCAGATGAATTAATCGTTCCGTATACAGCTACCTCATTAGATGATGCGGAAGCGATTATTCATACAATTAAAATTTCTGAAAATGAATTAAGAAAACAACAAGTATCTGGTTTCTACAGAGATGTAGAGTTAGGACCACCAGGCACAGATACAAATAATGAGCTTGCAAAAAAAGAACGTGACCTTGAGGGCACAAAGAAAACTGGAAAAAATGAACCAGTTTATACTTTGTTAGAATGTCATGTTAATTTAGACTTAGAAGGTTTCGAAGAAGTCGGTGCAGACGGACAACCGACTGGAATAAAATTACCTTACATCGTAACTGTTGAAGAAGG